CCCCTATCCGCGTAGAATGTCGGGGAACCGGCAACGACTGAGCCGTTGTTGCTGGTATTGCCCCAATTGAGCAAGGCGGCCGAAGCGGTTGCGCTGGCCCATAGCTGAACGCAGTGGCGCGTGTCCTGCATCTTCGCGACTAGCGTGCTTTCGGCCTTCCATGCCGTCCACACATCGTCCAGCAGGTTCCGACGCGCTGCGGTCGAGGCAATTGTGTTGTCGCGAGCATAAAGGGCCGCAGCTTCGTCATTGCCGAAAGTGACCGGGATCGCGTTGTCCTTAGGCGATCCGGTGTATCCTCCAAGCGTTTCGACAAGGCCGTTCGCATAGGTCTGAATACTCGTCGGCGTGCCGGATACCGTGCGTGCGCCGCTGTTCACGGTCATGCCAGGAATGTTGATCGTGATAGTGGATCCCGGAGTGGCCCCGAGGATCGGCATGTTCGTGACCGCAACGCCACGCTTCAACGTCCCGTCAAGGGTCAGTGTGCCCAAGGCCGCTGCGGCATTGACGGTGATCGAATTGTTTTTAGGCGAGCCGGTAGCGCCTGACAGGGTTTCTACCAGCCCATTGGCGAAAGTGCCGGAGCTTGAGGGTGTGCCAGTGTAAGTGCGCGCGCCGGAATTGACCGTGATGCCCGGAATGTTTCCAATGATCGTGGAACCCGCCGAAGCGCCGATAATGGTCCCGGATGTGGCCGCTCCCTGAGCCAGTGCACCGGAGAGCGTGAGAGTGCCCAACACTATGGGATCAACGACGATCGCGGTATTCTTGGGCGATCCAAACGCCCCTTCGAGCGTCTCGACCAATCCATTGTTGATCGTGCCGGGATCGCCAGTCGGCGTGCCGGAATATGTTCGCTCGGCGCTATTGACCGTGATGCCGGGGACGTTCGACACAATGGTCGAACCGATCGTTGCGCCGATGATGGTGCCTGACGTTTCCGTTCCGATTTGAAGTGGGCCGGAAAGAGACAGCACGCCGAGAACCGGTGCGCCGGTAACGACCACTAGCTGCGATGGCGATGTATTGGGCGAATTCACCGCTCCCGCCCGCACTTCGGTCAGCGTGACGTTGAAACTTCCCTCATTGGGGAAGACGCCCGAAACGGTCGAAGACGCGTTGTCGACCTCAAGCTGTGTGCCGTCGTCGCTTTCGGCATAAACAGTGGAAAATGCCGTCTTGCCGCCGATGCTTGAAACCCATTCGGTATCGGAGATCGCGTTGAGATTGCCCAACGTCAGCGTTCCCAGCGTCACCGGCGCACCCGGAGCACCGAGCAGCGTGAAATCAAGCTTCGTGGACAGCCCGTCAGCAAGCCGCGTCACGACCGCCTGAAGGTTGTAGGTCACGCCGTCCTGAATCTTGCCCTCTACCGGGTGGACCACGCCCCGATCGGTGATCGTGAACGACCCGTCCCCATCCTTGGTGAGAGTGGCGGCATATCCGTAGGGGAGGGCCATGTCAGATTCCTAGCTCGGCTGCGATGTAGTCGTCGTCAGCATCCTCAGGGACGCCGCCGGAGACGGAGATGTCGAGGGGAGGGCCGCCAAGCAGGAAAATCTCGAACGCATCGAAATCGTCCGCGCTGTCCAGCGGCACGTCAAAACCAGTCGTGTAGAGATCGTAGACGCCGCTCAGCCACAGTTCGGCCGCGACATAATCACCATTGCTGTCGAACGGCACACCGCCGTAATCGAGCGCGAAATAGTCGATCGAGGGCAGTTCGAGCGGAACAACCTCAGGCTCGCCGACGCATTCGCACCGGTTCACATCGACGATGAAAGGCAGCCAGCTGTTAAGGTAGCGATTCCCCGAGCCGCGTGGGACGTTGCGCGGGTAGCCCATCTCAGGCGTTCTGGCAGTAAGAGCACGGACGGTGATCATGGCGCTGTTGAGCGCGCCCCGGCTTTCCGCCGACATGGACTTGCCCATTTGCGGGCAAATGCGCCGCGCAAGGGCTATTGCAACGGCGTTGATGGCGGCGTCAGGTATGCCGGACAGGTCCTCAAGATCACCTTGCCCGAAAACCACCGGGGCGTTGTAGGAGAGATCGATGCTCTCTGCCTTCCACTGCGCCATAAGGGCATCCAGCTTCCGAAGGCCTGTGAACAGTTCGTCCGGCGTTACGTCGAATTCATAGCCGGAAAGCGCGCATTCTTCATACGCCATGGAAACAATATCGCGCTTGGTCGCGGACGAGGGGATATAACCCTCGCAATCATTGATCGGGAGCCAGATGACGTCCCGATAGCGATAGCCACGGATTGTAGTCATATCGGCGACGATGCGGCCCGGCGTTCCAGAGATGCCCCCGGAGACCACGGCCATGGTCTGATTGCCTGTCGTCTCGTAGCTGTCGAGTGTCACGCCAGTTGCCGTCAGGCGCACCTCATATAGCGCATCATCCTTCAGCATCGGCCCCCAATTGAGGCCGTAAGGACGCACATCAGCGCTGGTCTTGGCTTCCCAGATGATCACGGCTCAAGCGCCGGCTTGACGCCGCTCACCAACTCAGTCCTTCAGTTTGGCGTCGAGAGCGGCATCAATGCTGGCGAGAACGCCGATGCGGCTTTTCCCGGCAGTTTCATCGACCTTGAGTTGCTCCAATTCCTCAAGCGAGAGGTCAGGAAGCGCCTTCTCGATTTCTCGGGCGTTCTGATCGAGGAATCCGCCGCGCGGGGCATCCTTGCTCTGCTCGGCGTCGGGAAAATCGGTCGGATGGAGATACCAGCCGCTGGACAGCGCATCCTCTTCGTCGGCGGGGTCCGTGACCGTGCCGAAATCCATCTTGACGCCATCCCACTCGCCCTCGTCGCCGGGGCGATAAATGGCCTTCGGATACTCGTTGCCTTCGTTCATAAATGCCTCACGGCTTGAGGGACGGGGAGGACGCGCGCCTCCCCGCTTGAAATTAGGCTTGTCCGAACTGCTGAGCGCCGATCATCTCGGGCTGAACGGCGCCAAGCCCGTAGTCGATGTCGAGACGCCACTTGGCGTTCAGGGTGTTGATATCGCCCTGACCGATGAGCGTGATCGGCAGTCCAAGCTTCGGCGTCGTGCCCATGCGGGCGACCTTCCAGCCAGCCTCGGGGTCCACAGCGTAGGTCCCAGGGATGATTTCGATCGCGCGCTTGTGGAAGAACACGTTCACTGCGGCGGTCGTGGTGTTCAGGAACGTAATGCCCGCGCCGTTGGATGGTGCGCCCGTCACGTTCTTGTATTCCAGTTCCGCACGCGTGCCGCCTGTCCCCGAGATGATCGGGGGAGCGATACGCACGGTTCCGGTGCCGCCTGCGCCGGTGACGATCTGAATGATACGGAACGTCTTGGGAACGCCGGTATCGCCCTTGGAGATGTGGTGGACCGAATTGACGGTGTTTGCCGCCGTGAAGCGGAATGCATCACCAACCTTCACCGTGCCCGACGTGACCGCAATCGAGATCAACTGCGTGCGGTTATCGACGTTGGTGGGGTTGTTGTCCGAGTCAACCGTTGTGGCTACCGGCGTGTAATAGAGCGGCTGCGCGTTGGTAATGGTGACGCCCGTGGCAGCTGCGGCAGTCAGGATACGCGTCTGATCGTTCTCGAAGAGGTCGAAATTGCCGATCGACTTCACATAGGCACGCTCATAGGCCGAACGCGCAAGCGGGCTGTCGCTCGTCTGCGGCTTGGCGATGTTGCCGGCCATCTTGAGATAGTCGCGAGCCGAGTAGAACGCCTTTTTCTGGGTGTTCGGCACACCCTGCTCAACCATGATCGCGCTCATTTCCGCAAGGTCATCGAAGCCGGTGGCGGCCACCGTCTGCTTGCTCCAGAGCGTCGCCCAGTTGGTCGCCAGGTTGAAGGTGTTGAGATTGACCTTCGATGCCAAGGAAAGGCCGGCGTCCTTGAAATATCGGTCGATATTCTCCTGGTCACGCCCGTCCTTCGGGCCGATCGATACCGGGGTGGAGTGATGGAGGCCGACATTCACCGGCACGGAAAGCTGCGTGATGTTTCCGAAGTTCGCGGTTTGGTCGAACCCATCATAGACGGCCGGAATGTAAGGCTGCG